CTTTCTTTTCTCTGCGTATTCATCTTGAACTTTAAAAATAGCTTGCTGGGCATCAGAGGCATTTCTTCTATCGAGGTCGGTAAGTATTTTACCCGCTGCAGTTTTAGCTTGCTTTAGTTTCTCTGCTAATTCTTTTTGCTTATCGGCTGCTTGTTTGTTTTGCTTGTCTGCGCCATCAGCTTGTATTTGTAAACCAGTTAATACTATGTCATTTTCTAATTTAGTAACTACTGCTTTCTTTTTTAGTGCGTCATCCTTTAAATCACTTAAAATTTTATCTCTTGTTTCCCTTGCCTTGTTTATCTCTTCATCGCTTCCCTCAAGTATTATAGTAGCTAATGAATCTGCTGTTTTCTTTTGAGTAGCTAAAAATAGATTATTTGCTTTATCTCTATCTGCTTTCGCTTCTGCCAATCCCTTTTCTCTTCCTGCTGCTTCTATTGCATTAATATCTTCTTGACTTTTGCCAGCTATTTTTGCTTGTAATACTGCTTTTTGTGTTGCAAAATCTAAAGCATTATTCCTGTCATTTATTAATCTATTAGTGTTTTCTATTGCATCAGCTAAACTCTTTTCTTCTCCAGATAAGTTATTAATTGCACCGGCCGCATTTTTTGTTGAAGTAAAAAGTTCTACTAATTTAGGTATCAGTACCCCTAAGCCAACAATTAATAAACCTATACCTGTAGAAGCAATAGCTACAGCCAATCCCTTAAAGGCAAAACTTGTTGCTACAACAGAGCCACCAAAAGCACGTGTTACTGCTGCCGCTGCTACTTGGCTAACAGAATATATTTTAGTAACAGCAGTAGAGTTAATTACTTGTGCTGCTAATTGTTTAAATGCTTTTACTCCTTCAAAAATTCCAGTTATGGCTTGAGTTAAAGCCATAGCAGCTTGAACCTTTTTTAATGCCTCTTCCGTCTCTTTGCTTTTTTCTCCAAATAAACCCTGTATTGCAACAGCTCCCTGAAATGCAGAAGCCAGACCTGCGACCGCTGCCCCTATGGTTCTAAACCTATCATCTAAGTCTGCTGTTTCTGCTGCCCTTCCAGAGTCTTCAATAACATCTCTTAACTCTGCTACCCTTTCGGCTGCCGCTTTTACCTGTGGAGATGCAGCCCCAAACTGTGCTACAAGGTTTTGAAGCTCAATATTTGCTTCCCTTAGCTGGGTCTTAATACTTGTAAATGGAGCATCAGAGAAACCGGCATCTATATTGGTTTTTATCGGCTTTGCGGCCTCGGTTGCCGTATCCTTTATTTTTTTAGTAACCTTATCTATATTGGTTAAACTATTCCCTAACTCTACTGATATCGGTATGATTACTTTAGACATCTAATTGTATTTTATGTGCCTCCATTATTTTTTTCATCAGCTCCTCCTTTTCTTCTTTGCTGCCCCATACCTTAACGTCATCTTTCTTTACTTCGTCTATCGGCCAAAAACTATTAATGTTCCTTTCCTTGCCTCCGCCTGTTTTATAGTTTATCCAAGCCACATTCCTAAACAACCGTTCATCGTGCTTCCTTTTATCAAAATAGCCCTGAAAGGCATAGTACACGCTCTCAGGGCTACTCTCATAATATTCTCGCTCTGACCATCCCAGTTGGCCCAAGGCTATCTTCATTCCTTCGCCTTGCTGCTCCGCTGCTTTTTTTTTGTCATCTCCTCTTTGGGTTCCGCATTCTCCTGCAAGGTTTTAAATGTCTGCGTGGACTCAAAAACGGTTCGGACTTGTGTGAGCTGCTCAGGTGTCAGGGTTTCTACCCAGTCGCATACTTGCTCGAAAGTAAAATCAGGTTCTTCCCTCTTTACGTAGCAATTAGCAACAAGCCCGGCATAAACTAAAGCATATCCGTAAGTGGCTGCAAGGTTATCAAAGTCTAAGTAATTGGTCATCGTAATGACCGCCATCTGGTTAAACTTTAATCCCCTTGCCTTGCCTCCAAGTTCAAGCTGAATGTAGCTCATATGTTTGTTTGTTGTTTACTTCTTAAGAAGTAGCTGTTACGAAGTAGCAGTTGTCTTAGCTATTGTTCCGAATATACCTATTGCACCACTGAAGGTAGAAGGTGTATCCTGAGCATAAGTCTCGTCCAACTGGCTGATAAATCCTGTACCTGAATAAGTGATGTCACCAATTGCAGGAACGGCTTTACCCATCTTCCAATATACTGTCGTAGTGTTCCTCCAGTAATCGTCCAGGTCATCCACGCTCACCCTTCCCGCAGAAGGATCGAACATTGACTGTCCTTCAAAAGTCAGACCGTTAGACTGCACACCTGCAAGCTTGTCGGGTCCGCATTTAGTGTTGGCATCAATTTCATTTGTTGCCCTTGTTATACCGTTAGAAGTCAGGCACACCACGGTATTGTATGTTACACCGTTTGTACCGACAAAAAGTAACACATCGTTACCGCTTAATTTGTGTTCTGCCATTTTTCTTGTGTTTTAAGGTTTATGTAAAATTATGAAATATCTGAAATTTGATAGATAATATGTTCAAAGGTTAGAAACCTCGAAATAAACATTTCACCGCTTTCCATTTGAAAGTCTTGGACGTTATCCTGAACACACTGGGTGTTCATTATCTGACCTCCGTTTATTAATAAATGCTCCGTCCTGTTTGGGTAAATTACGTTAAACACATCCCTTGCAAGAGTATCCGCACTTACTCCCTGGTTTATTACATCCTGCTTTGTGTGTATCTCTACCGTGATATTAGTAACGGTTTGGGAACACGTCTTGGAGGAATCGTCATTATTGGTAATTGACCTAAAGACTATGTAATTATCCGGGTAGGTATTATTTGGAACGGCTTGGTAATATACAGGAACTGACAGCGCAGAAAGAGCTGTTTTGTAGGCCACCCGTAAAGAATAATTAAGGTCAATCATTTGAATACTTTGGATAATTCTTCATTAAAGATATTACGGTTTTTTACATAGGCGTCATATAAATACGGCCTTGCCTTTATTCCGTTTTTTACAATTTTTACCGCTATCGGATAAGCCGCTGCCATGTTTTCTTCTTCTTTTGTTTGCTTGCTCCCAAGTCTTTTTTTTGTCTTTACGCTATACGTCCCGGCTATACCTCTTTGACCCACCCATATGGCAATGTTTTTTACAAGCTCCTCAAACGTCCCTCCTCCTTTGCCCTTGTATTGGGAGGCAAGTGTCTGCCATTCTTTAGGTAGGGAAGCTACATACTCAGCCGCAAATTTCCGTGTTCCAAATTCTATGTAAGAAGCATACGGAGCACCCGCCACTATGTTTAAAGTCAGTTGGTCGGTTACAGGTTCGGCATAAATTGAATTAACCAAAGCACCCGTGTTAATTGCTTTTTGGTACCTAAGGTTACTCTTAGCGTCGTTTACGATATTCTCTGACATCGTACCTAAAGCGTTCTTACAACTCTTTATTAGTTTTTCTGGGCTTATTATTCCCTTTACGGCTTTTTCTATATCGTTAGCTAATCCCATTAGATATACTGAATTATAGCTACTTCGTCATCAAAGAAAGGATCTCCAAATAAAAACACCCCTGTTGAAGCCGTGTACTTGACTTCTTTGGGTTGTGGTACACCCGTAAAAATTACCTTGTATGCTATCCCATCCTTGTAGGCTCCGATAATAACTTTTGATATTATCGTAGGATTAGTAAATCCTGTTTCACCTCCGCTTGCCGTGAAGTTGTAAACGTATGCCATCGGGATGGGGTTTATAATGGTCGGGTCAGCCAAATTACCGTGCATCTTTGAACACCGCAACTCCTGAAACCTGTTGTTAGTTATTGTTATTGAGTTAATTGTGTAGCGTGCATTATTCCAAATCATGGTAGAATTAGCGTACACATTTACGTTATTTCTTATCGTGACTTTCAGATCGTACCTCCACGCCTGTTGTGATTCGCTTATAAACTGGGAACCCCCCGCATCTTCAAGCAGAGCCCAAGCGTAAAAAGAATTATCCAATCTCTTGTAAGAACCGCCTCCCGCATCCTGCAAGTAAGACCAGTTCTCGAATACCGGCCTGTCTTTTAAATCCCCTATGTTGACCTCCGTTGTGTACTTCATATTCTTTTAAATGGATGTAGTAACGCCTGAGCTATTGGACTCATTTTTAAATCCGATTCTCCCCTGTTCTCATACAGGAAAAGAGCCTGAGCCTTTATGGCTGTTTTGAATATTTCGGGAGTCGTAGAATATCCACCCGTATAAATCGCTTTAAACACCGTTCTTGGGCTCGTGACGGCCTTAAATTCCGTTCCCCTGACTTCGTACTCTATTGTGTTGCCATCCTCGTCATACAAGCCTGTAATCGTTCCAATTGGACCGTAAGGTAAATAGACCCCTCCGTTGAAGTTGTTTACAAGGGCAGTAACGCTGCGAGCCACAAAATTAACAGCCGTGAATTTCTCGCACATCTCCCGTGATGCTATTATCAAAGCGGTTAAAATGCCATCATCGGCTGAGTTGTCAACCTTCGCCCACTCCTTTAAATCGTTTAAGGAAACTGGCTCCGAAACTACAGCCGCCCTCTGTACATCAAATACCTGGTTATAACTTGCCCCGGTCAGATGTTCTAACTTATCCGCATTCCTGTAAAAGTCCATAACAAAAGTTTAAAAAAGCCCCACCCTAATGGGTAGGGCTCTTGGTTCTTATATTCAACAGTTAGGAAACAGCCTCAAGAGCCAGCACGGAAATCGCACCTCCATCAAGGACAGCGAATCCTACTGAAGCCTCAACACGTACAGTCAACAGGTTCTTCTGAACATTGTCAGAATCCTGCTCAAAGAAC